AATACTACAGGCCTTAGCAGGTTAGGTGCTGGACTAGATAAAGCCTTACTAAAAAGTGGCGACATGGATAAAATCATGGCCAAACTTAATGAAAAGTTTGCAGGTCAATCCGCAGCCAGATTAGGTACTTATGCTGGAAAGATGGATTTACTAGCCGCTGCCGCAGCCAACTCACAAGAAATTATTGGCAAAGGTTTATTAGATGCATTAACTGCTTTAGGTGATGATAACAGTATTGAAAATATAACTACTGGCATGGAAAACTTTGCCACAGCTATAAGCGAAGTAGTTGTAGGGTTAGGACAAGTAGGTAGTAAATTAAAAGATTTAACAAACGTGCCTGGCGTTGGCAATATATTTGATGTTAGAAATATCCCAGTTATCGGGGCGTATATTGGCGGACTTAGACAAATTGGTAGAGGCGCTATGCCACAGCAAGATCGTGGCGGTCAAGAAAGAACCGCAGGTAGAGTTAATGCTCAACAAAGAAAACAAGAAGAACGAGCGATTAAAAACTCTGTTGCATTACGCAAAACTGAAAACGATCTATTAAAGAAAAAGACAGCTGTAGATCAGTTAAAAGATAAGTTTGATGTTGAGCGCATAGGCTTAACAGTAGCCTTAAATGAAGCAACAGATAAAGAAACAAAATTGCGCATACAAGCGCAATTAGCCATATTAGATAACAATGAAGCACTGGCTAAAAAGATATTGGCTGAAATGAATGCGGCTAAAGCTGCCGAAGAATTAACGGAAGCATTTAGAAAAGCAATTAGAGATTTATTAGATGGCATAAAGCCTACTGTAGATAAATTAAAAGAATTAAGTATAGGTGCATTACGCACAGAAACTAGAAGCATCCTTAATTATGCTGCACCAGCTGTAAGCGGATTACAACAATTAATAGCACCTACTCAACCAGGCACTTTTGAAGATTTAAGGGGTAGCATATCTGGATTACTAGAACAATCTAGGCCTAGCATTACAGGCTTAAAAGAATTGTTATCAGGTATTCAGCAAACCTCAGGGGCTACCATTAATTTAACAGTAGATGCTAGTGGTGATAAATTGAGCCAGGCTATTGCAGAAAGCATCCAACTAGCTGGACGTAATGGTTATAGCACAGTACCAGCTGGATTTATAGTATGACAGTACCAGTAATCAATGCTGTAATTAACTTTAGCACTGGCCCCAGTTTCGCTCAGGCTGCTATTTTTGATTCAGGTATTTTTGGCACAAACGTATTCGCTGATTCCGCTGCCGTAATTGTTGATGTATCTAATCAAGTAAACAGAATAGAAACTAATAGAGGCCGTACTGCACTCAGTGATGAGTTTCAAACAGGTTCGCTTACTCTACGCATAACAGATCAAAATGGTGATTTCAACCCACAAAATCCATCTAGCCCATATTACAATCTATTAACACCTATGAAAAAAGTACAGATTACTGCTACTTATGGCTCTGTTACTTATCCTATATTCGCAGGGTTTATTACAAGTTATGTTACAACCTATCCAGATGACGGAGAAGGTGTAGCAATAACTACTATACAAGCTGTAGATGCTTTTAGATTAGCCCAGCTAGCACAGATAAGCACAGTGGCTGGCACTAGCGCAGGTCAATTATCGGGTGCACGTATTGACGATATATTAGATCAGATTTCATGGCCAACATCCCAACGTGATATTGATCCAGGCTTAACTACATTACAGGCAGATCCAGGCACTAACCGCACAGCGCTACAAGCTTTATTTACAGTAGCCAATTCTGAGTATGGCGCTATCTATGTCAGTGCCGATAATAACTTCGTATTCCAAGATAGAGGTGTAACGGCTGGATCTATTGGTGGCACACCCACAGTGTTTGCAGATGATGGATCTGGCATAACATATTTTGATGCTACCTGGATACTAAATGACGTATTGGTGTTTAATAAAGCCACTATAACTAGAGCTGGTGGTAGCCCACAGGTAGCCCTAAACCAAGCCAGTATAGATAAATACTTTTTGCATAGTTACTTCTTAGATAACCTACTAATGGAATCAGATGCCATAGCTTTAGATTATGCCAGGGCTTATGTCGCTTCTAGGCAAGAAACCACCATACGGGTAGATGCCATAGTCTTAGACCTATACACGCCTAGCTATAATTCAGGCATAATAGCTGCTTTAGACCTGGATTTCTTTGATCCAATCACAGTTAAAACCACTCAGCCTGGTGGATCACTTTTAGAAAAGACTTTACAGATTTTTGGGGTAAGGATGAATATAACCCCGAATAGTTGGAAAACCACCTTCACAACGCTAGAACCAGTGATAGATGGGTTTATAATAGGCAACGTAGATTACGGGGTCTTAGGACAAAACGTTTTATCTTATTAAGGAGTAGAAATGCCAACAGGTTTACCAGCCGCAACAGGTGATGTATTAACAGCTGCTAGTTACAATTCACTAGTTGCCTTTACAGTAGGTACAGCTAATACAGCAGACTATACAGCAGTGCTAGCAGATCAGTACCAAGTGTTAGAAGTTATGAATAAGGCAACTGCTATAGCCTTTAATATTCCAACAGATGCATCCGTAGCATTTCCAGTAGGTACTGCAATTACAGTATTAAATATTGGCGTAGGTCTATGCACAATTAGCGCAGTAACACCAGGCACTACTACAGTTTTAAGTGCTGGCGCAGTTGCAGCATCTCCAACCCTTGCACAATACAAAACAGCCGTTTGCATTAAAACAGCTGCTAATACATGGTATGTGGTAGGCGGAATTGCTTAATACAATCCTCGGTAGTTTGTCTAGCGGTGTGGCGGCTTCCACAAGCAGTTATGAGTCTATTGCTACTGTAACTGTTGGCTCAGGTGGAAGTTCAAGTATTTTATTTACTTCTATTCCATCTACCTATACGCATTTACAGATAAGAGGTATTGCTTCTTCGTTAACGGCTAACTATGGTTTGCTTACTTTTAACTCAGATACTGGCGCTAATTATGCAACACACTTTTTATACGGAGATGGTGCTAATGCACAAGCAACTGCGGTAGTTAATGATAATTTTATTTATGCTAGTAGAACGGGTGCTGGTGCTAGTAATTTTAGTGCAAATGTTATAGATATTTTAGATTATACAAATACCAACAAAAATACAACTGTAAGATGTTTAATGGGAAATGATGAAAATGGATCAGGAGTTATTTTATTAAACTCAGGTTTATGGACAAATACTAATGCAATAACAAGCATCACTTTAACAGCGCAATCAGCAGGGTCTTTTAGACAATATTCACACTTCGCCCTATACGGAATTAAAGGTGCTTAAATGACATCAACCTATGAAATGATAGCGACAACTACTGTTACTGGTAGTTCTGTTGCAGATGTTACATTTAGCACTATTAGTGGTTCTTATACTGACATAGTTGTTGTTGCTCAGATTAAAATTCAATCTACAACCTCGGCAACAGTATTTCAATTAAATGGCGATACAGGTTCTAACTATTCTTATACTGTATTAACTGGCACGGGGTCAGCGGCAAACAGTAGCCGTGCTACTAATGCAACTTATGGCATAGTAGATTTTAATGGTTATCCACCAACTGCGGCTAATACTTTTAATGCTGTTTTGATGAGTTTTAACAATTATTCAAACAGCACTACTAACAAAACTGCATTATCTAGGGCTAATAGTGCTGGTAGTGGTGTAGATGCTTTAGTTTCTTTGTGGCGTAATACAGCCGCTATTACATCTATTAAGTTCTTTAATACAGGTGCAAACATATCTGTTGGCTCAACCTTTACCCTATACGGAATTAAGGCGGAATAATGGCAAATACATATACTTTAATTTCATCTGTAACAGTGGGGTCTGGTGGTGCGGCTACTATGGGATTTACTTCCATCCCTTCAAGCTATACTGATTTATTAGTTAGGTTTAGCGCAAGATCAAATCGCGCTGCAGTTGTTGATGGAGTAAATATTTCTTTTAATGGTTCTACTTCTAGTTTTACTGGAAGATATCTAGAAGGTGATGGTTCTACTGTTATTTCAACAACAAGTACAAGATTTGCAGGTGGAGCAGTAGGAAATACTGCTACTGCTAGTACCTTTGGTAATGTTGATATTTATATACCTAATTATACTGCAAGTGTTAATAAATCTTTTTCTGTTGATTCAGTTACTGAAAATAACGCAACTGCCGCTTACGCCGATTTCGTTGCTGGATTGTGGTCAAATACTGCCGCTATCACATCAATAGATTTGAGTCCTTTAGTTGGCTCTTTATTTAATCAATACTCAACCGCTTATCTATATGGAATATCTAACGCATAAGGAGAAATGAAATGACTAACAAAATCGTAGTAGATTGCTCAACTGGTGAGGTGCAAGAGATTGCATTAACAGCCGAAGAAATTGCAGAGCGTGAGGCTATGGCTGCTGAGTACGCAGCACAGAAGGCACAAGAAGAAGCTGATAAAGCTGCTAAGGCAGAAGCCAAAGCTGCATTATTAGACAAACTAGGCATCACAGCCGAAGAAGCACAATTACTTCTAAGTTAATGAAACCAAGATTATGCGCAGCTGGGGTGCAGTTAAGAGATCAGGTTGATACCTGGTATCCAGATCGCCGCACTACCAGTGATGGGTGGATTGGTGATGCTCGTCATTCCGCCAGCAAATCGGATCATAATCCAGACAAATCTGGGATCGTCCGAGCCATTGATATTGATTCTCGTTTGGATTCATCCGAGCAGCTCTCGATATATCTGGCTGACCAGATCAGGGTCTGTGCTAAAACCGATAAGCGCATATCTTACGTAATCCATAATGGCTTTATTGCATCAAGAAGGTTTGGATTTAAGTGGCGCAGATACCGGGGTATCAACCCACATAAGAAGCACATCCATTGTTCATTTACTAAAGCAGGAGATAAAGATCCTAAGCCGTTCGATATACCACTACTAGGGGGCAAGATATGAAAATAACCAAGAAGCAGAAAGCAATATTAAAATCTTACGCACGTGGGGTATTAGTATCTTTCTTAACATTTTTAGCCAGTAATGAATTAGGTTTAGATCCAGCACTGTCTGTAGTAGTTGCAGCACTTGCTGGTCCAGCAGCTAGGGCTCTAGATAAATCCGATACAGCTTATGGCATCGGTGCAGATGCGAAATGAGTCCAACAGAATGGGCTGGCTTTGGCGCTGGCGTTATGGCCGTGCTATCAGGCGTGCTAATAGGATTACGTTTTTTAGTTAAAGGTTGGCTAAATGAGTTACGACCTAATGGTGGCTCTAGCATGAAGGATCAATTAACTAGATTAGAACAGCGTGTCGATGATCTGTTCTTTATCATGAATAAGCGACAATAGCAATATGGCAACTACACGTAAACGCAAAAAGATTAATCGGCGCAGGGTGCGTAAATCACCAGAGCCATTAACTAAGTTAGAAGTGTTTTATATTGCCAAGCATGAAATGTTTAGAGCTGCACGCAAGGCTGGATTTGATGAATCAGTTGCTCTCTATTTAATGGATAGTCCATCTTCCATGCCCGATTGGGTAGTGGGAGAAGACGGCATTATCCCTTCTATCCCTACTCCAGATGAGGATGACGATTAAGCGCATAGCGTTTGTGTCTGACCTGCAAGTACCTTTTTTTAATGAAAAATCTGTCAAATCAGTAGGCCGCTTTTTAGCCAAGTGGAATCCGCATAGGACTATATGCATTGGTGATGAGATTGATTTACCACAGCTAGGTGGTTTTAATGCTGGCACAATAGATGAGATGGTCGGCAATATAAACGACGATAGAAAACAAACACAAGAAGTCCTAACATACTTAGGCGTAACAGATGTACTAGGAAGTAACCATGGAATCAGACTTTACCGATCAATCAAAAAACGACTACCATCATTCCTCAACTTACCCGAAATGCAGTATGAGCGTTTTATGGGATATGACAAGCTCGGAATCAAGTTCAGTCCTTTCGGGCTTGACTGGGCGCCAGGCTGGACAGCCGTTCATGGAGATGCTTTCCCTCTTAGCCAAGTGCCTGGACAAACGGCCTTAAACGGGGCTAGAAGGCTAGGTAAGAGCGTAGTCTGTGGTCACACCCATAGACTAGGGGTATCGGCCTTTACAGAGGCATCTAGAGGCCAATTAGGGCGTACTGTATGGGGTGTTGAGGTTGGCAATTTAGTAGATTTAAGCAGTTCAGGCATGGCGTATACAAGGGGCTATGCTAACTGGCAGCAAGGCTTTGCAGTGGCATATGTGCATGAGCGTAAGGTTCAGATAATAACTATACCTATCAATGCAGATGGCAGCTTCATATTTGAGGGTAAACTCTACAAATAACGTTATCAAATCGTTATCAAAATATAGCTTTAAATCATCCACAAAGTCATACACAAGTGTCACACTATTGACATGCCACAAAGCGTGTGCATAGAAAGTAGGGCTACAAATGAATAACATATGGCTAGAAGCTAGACAGGATGGTCTGATATTTTTCTGGATCATGCTAGGTCTAGCAGTTTTAGTTATGATTGTATGGAAAATTAAAGACCAGGCGTTTGAGCGTGGTTACTGGGTCGGTAGATCAGCTGGCTGGAAAGCATCTATCGAGCATAATCAGAAGATCGAGAAACTAAGATCTAGGGCAGTATTTGATTATGACAAACACTGAGAAACTGTTTGCGGATGCGATCACACTCATACATGACAGAGGGATGCATTACGGCCACCCAGCAATCCAGATGGATCGAATTGCCAAATTGTGGTCTGCGTATCTCAATTTCCCGATCACATCAAATCAAGTGGCAGGCTGTATGGCACTGCTCAAAATTAGTCGCAGTGTGGAAAGTCCAGAACTTGACGATCACTACAAAGACGCACTTGCGTATATTGCCATATCAAAAACCTGTCATGAATACATGCAAGATAAAGACTTTGAATGGGAGCACTAATTATGGCGTTTGATTTAAGCAATTATGAAACTGTAGAAGAAAGACTAGAGAAGTGGTGGAAAGATAATGAAGACGGATCTATACAAACAGAACTGGTTAATAGGCCAGGTGCAAATCCAGATGAGTTTGTGTTTATTGCTAGGTTATACAGAACTACGGCTGATGCGATTCCAGTTGCTACTGGTTGGGCATCGGAGATCCGTACTAGTTCGAGTTTTAATAAGTTTGCTTGTGAGTTGGCAGAATCTTCTGCAATCGGGCGTGCTTTGGCTAACTACATCTATTCGAAAAAAGGTGCAAGACCTAGTCGAGTTGAAATGGAAAGAGTTGCAAACACTGGACAATCATTTACAGTAGAAAACAAGCTAGAAGATCCAGTGCAATGGGGCGAAACCGATTGGACTACAGCTATGCCAGAAGCACCTAATCCACCGCCAGAATGTGGCTGTGCTAAAGGTATGGCATTAAAGAAGGGTTTAAGCAAAACAACTAAAAAACCTTTCTATGGATATGTCTGTTTAGATAATATTAAAGAGCATGCTATTTGGGCTAAGCAAACTGCTACAGGTGCATGGTACTTTCCAAAGGATAAGGAGTAACTATGGGCTACATAGCGTTTATTAATGGTAAAGGTGTGCAAGTCGTCATGGATGATAATGGAGTACACCTAGAACCAACAGTAATTAAATGCGAAGTCTGTGAAGATGATCGAGTCTTTAGAGATGGCACATGCTTTAGATGTCATGAGCTGATTAATCGTGACTAAGTTCAAATGTAATGGCTGCAAACGTGACACTGAGTTCTTATGGCTAGATCAGACAGAAATGCCAGATGGCTTTAAGTTATACCAGTGCATGGATTGTGGCTGTGTAGGCGTTAAAAATATAAGTGAGCAAAAAGATACGCCTAAAGATAGCAAGGTTAGTAGATGTAATAGCTGTGGGGCATGGCAGTTTGAAAACCTGCCGTGTCACACCTGTTTACTGTTAGGGGTATCAGATGCCAACGTATGAATTCAGCTGTAATGAGTGCGGCACCTTTGGCTCTACCTTTAGATCATTTACTGAGGATGTGCCTACTATGGATTGTCCTAAATGTCATACATTAATGACCAGGCTGTATTCAGCACCTGGGTTAGTGTTCAAGGGAAATGGATGGGGTGGTAAAAAATGAAATTTGCATACGCAGATCCGCCGTACTTAGGATTAGCAAAACGCTTTTATGGTGATTTGCACCCAGAAGCGGCTGAATATGACAAGAAAGAAAAACACGTCGAATTAATTTCACGACTTATGGATGAATTTCCAGATGGGTGGGCTGTTAGTTTACACGCACCAACTTTGCCATTTTATTGTTCAATAATACCGAAAGAAGCCAGAGTATGTGCGTGGACTAAAACAATTCACCAAATATGGTGGAACGTTACTGTGCAATACGCTTGGGAACCTGTAATTCTGTATGGTGGTAGACAAGAAAAAAATAGACGTCCAATGACAAGAGATTATCTAAATTGTGCTAGGGCGCAACGCAAGGGCTTGCGAGGTTCTAAACCTGATAAATTTAACGATTGGATATTGGATTTGTTAAATTATAAACCAGGTGATGAAATGGTTGATTTATTTCCAGGTACAAATGGCATGGCAGCAGCTGTTGAAAGGCGGTTAATAATTGAATGACATTGGCTATGATCAAACGTGGCAAGAAGGCGATGATCTACGTATCGTAACATGCCGTCTGACCTGCGGTTTTCTCCGCTGATTTGACACCATATGGTACGCTCTAGATCGCATTCGCCCTCAAGGCGAAAAGGCGAGCCCCGTAGGGGATGGCTCGCAAGGTGCACGCTAGTTGGCACCGCTCTATTTGTAGCACAAATTATTGGCCTTGAAAGAGCTGAATCTCAAGTTATTAATAAGCCTATGCATTACAAACAACATGCATTTATTCAGTTAAATCATTCATTCACAGAGTTCTACTGTTTAGATGAGTTATATCATAAAGAAAGTAGATGGAATCCTAAAGCTAAGAATGGTAGTCATTACGGCATACCACAAGGTAGATCTAAGTATCTTAGTAAAGTAGATGGATATAAGCAGGTAGAGTGGGGTATTAAGTACAATAAGAATAGATATGGTTCTATGTGTAAAGCATTAGATCACTTCAAACGTAAGGGATGGCACTAATGGCTATATATGGTTTGACAGTTAGAGGTACTTGCCATTGTGGAAAAAAGGTAAGACCAAGAGGTAGAGCCACAAGTGGTCAACAAATATTCGATACACAATGTTGGTCATGTAGGTGTGAGTATAGAAAACACAAAAAGACATATTGTGAATTATGTGGGTTTGTAGCTGTAGTACAAGCTCAATTAGATGTAGATCACATAGATGGTAATAGGGATAATAACGATATATCTAACTTACAAACATTATGTGCCAATTGCCATAGATTAAAGACACATAACAATGAAGATCATTTACGTAGATGAGTGAACGTGCGTTAGGTAGTGGTAAGTGGAAGAAGCTACGCATTACAGTATTAGATCGTGATGGTTGGATCTGTGCTATTTGTGGTGGTGTGGCTGACACAGTAGATCATATATATCCACGTGTAAAGGGTGGTGATATGTGGGCATTAGATAACCTACAAAGCCTGTGCAAAAAGGACAATAGCCGTAAAGGAGGGCGTTTTTTTAGCCAGAAGGCGACCCCCCCAGTCTTTCTGAAACCTTCTCTCCCTGAAACCACCAGCACAGTGCCAGACTCACCTTTTAATAAACCAGATACGCTGGACTTTGATGCAAACTAATACTGAATCAAGCCAGATCAAACGAGGGGTCGGGCTAATTGGTAGCACCGAGCCTAGAATCCACACGCCTTTACTAAAAGGCAACAGCAAAGTAGATGAGGTTGCGGATCTAGCTGAGAAAATAGGCTTACCTTTAATTCCCTGGCAACGTTTTGTACTACAGGATCTTTTATCTACAGATGAATCCGATAACTGGCGCAAGAAGACAGCTTTAGTATTAGTAGCACGTCAAAACGGCAAAACACACTTAGCACGTATGCTCATATTAAGCCATCTATTTTTATGGGGTTCTAAGAATGTCCTGGGCATGTCATCTAATCGAAATATGGCATTAGATACATTTAGGCAGGTTGCATACACAATAGAAGATAATCAATTTCTAAAAGACCAGGTAAGACAGATACGCCTGGCTAATGGTCAAGAATCTATTAGCTTGCTTAATGGTGCTAGGTATGAGATAGCCGCAGCTACAAGAGATGCACCACGTGGTAAAACCGCAGATTTCTTATACATTGATGAATTACGTGAATGGTCAGAAGAAGCCTTTACCGCTGCACTACCAGTAACACGTGCAAGACCTAATTCGATGACTTTAATGACAAGCAACGCAGGTGATGGCTTTAGTACAGTGTTAAATGATCTAGTTGAGCGTTGCAAATCTTATCCACCAGAAAATCTAGGTTATTACGAATACAGCGCACCGCAACATTGCAAAATACATGATAAGAAAGCCTGGGCTATGGCAAACCCAGCGCTCGGCCATTTAATCACTGAGCAAACACTGGAAGAAAGCGTAAGTACAAACAGCATAGAAGCTACACGTACTGAGATGTTATGCCAGTGGGTAGATAGCACACAAAGTCCGTGGGTATATGGATCTATTGAAGCATGTAGTGATAGCACGTTAGAAATCCCTGTCGGTCCTCAGACTATAATGGCCTTTGATATTGCACCGACAAGGCGTTCGGGAGCACTCGTAATGGGTCAGATAAAAGATAATAAAGTAGCCGTAGGACTTGCACAACTTTGGCATAGCGATATTGCTATAGATGAAGTTAAGATGGCAAGTGATATAAATGAGTGGGCAAGAAAGTACCACCCACATATAATCTGTTTTGACAAATACGCCACACAAACAATAGCCACAAAATTAGAACAAAGTGGATGGCGTATGCAAGATGTAAGCGGCCAAGCGTTTTACCAGGCATGTTCAGACTTAGCAGATGGCTTAGCCAATAACCGAATAGTCCATTCTGGACAAGCAGACCTAGTACAGCACCTTAATAACTGCGCTGCTAAAACAAATGATGCTGGCTGGCGCATTATTAGGCGTAAGTCGGCTGGTGATGTTACAGCTGCTATATCTTTGGCTATGGTCGTATCTGAATTAACAAAGCCACAAAAAACAGCGCAAATCTTTGTCTAACTTGCACCATTAGTCCGTTTTATGGTATAAAGTATATCTATGGGTCTATTGTCTGCTTTGGGTATAAATAAAAAAACTGAATCCGTACAAGCGCAATACGCCCCTGCCATTATGGACACAGCCTATGGCTATGGTTCATTTACTACAGGTGTTGGTAATTTCCCTGGTGGATTAGATCGCAATTTTGCAATGCAAGTACCTGCGGTTTCACGTTGCAGAAATCTTATAGCTGGTGTAGTTTCCTACTTGCCATTGAAGCTTTACAAAAAGTCAAATGGTGAGGAGTTGGGGAACCCTCTTTGGATAGATCAACCAGACTATCGGCAACCAAGATCCGTCACCATATCATGGACTGTCGATAGTCTTTTATTTTATGGTGTTGCATATTGGCGTGTAACAGAATTATATGCAGATGATTTAAGACCATCACGTTTTGAGTGGATAGCAAATAATAGAGTTACATTTACAACTAATAAATTTGGCACAGAAGTTAATGAGTATTTTGTAGATGGCGTATTAGCACCTATGTCTGGTATCGGTTCGCTTATCACATTTCAAGGATTAACACAAGGTGTATTACAAACGGCAGCACGTACAATTCAAAGCGCATTAGATTTAGAAAAAGCCGCAGCCGTATCCGCTTCCACGCCTATGGCTACTGGATTTCTGAAAAATACAGGTGCGGACATGCCAGAAGCACAAGTACAAGGATTACTAGCTGCATGGAAATCAGCACGTCAAAATAGAAGCACAGCATATTTAACTAGCACATTATCTTACGAAGCAGTGGGCTTTAGTCCTAAAGAAATGATGTATAACGAAGCGCAACAATATTTAGCCACACAAATTGCTAGAGCGATGAATGTACCTGCATATTACATAAGTGCAGATATGAATAATTCAATGACTTACCAGAATATTATTGATGGTCGCAAAGAATTTGTAGCCTACTCATTACAGCCGTTTATTTGTGCTATTGAAGATCGTCTAAGCATGGATGATATTACTCCACGTGGCCATGTAGTTAAGTTTGCTATAGAAGAATCTTTCCTAAGAGCTGACACAATGAAGCGCCTAGAGGCATTAGAGAAAATGATTAATCTAGGTTTAATTGATGTTGAAGAAGCAAAGGAAATGGAACAAATGACACCTAACGGAAGAGAAACAGAAGATGAAACTTACATTCAGTAGCCACGTAGAAGCTGCCGATACAGAGCGCAGAGTTATCGCTGGCAAGATCGTACCTTTTGAAGAAGTAGGAAATACTTCCGTAGGTAAGGTCGTATTTGCTAAAGGCTCAATAGAGATAGGCGATCCAGGCAAGGTTAAGATGCTTATGCAACATTCACCAGAGCGCCCAATAGGTCGCATGCAAAAGTTTAATCAAGCAGAAGATGGTATCTACGCTTCATTTAAGATTAGTGCATCTATGCAAGGTCAAGATGCTTTAATCCTTGCTGGCGAGCAATTAATTGATGGTTTATCTGTTGGTGTAGACGTAAACAAGTCTGTACAGAAAAAAGATTATTTATATGTAACCAGTGCAACACTAAGAGAGGTTAGCCTGGTAGAAAGCCCAGCGTTTACAGCTGCGCAAGTAACTAAAGTTGCTGCTAGTGAAAACGAAGCAGAGGACACAAACCAAACAACAGAAAGCGAGGCTCCTGTGGAAGATTTAGCAACAGCGCCACAAGAAGCAAAGGCAGAGGCTGCTACTCCTACAGTAGAAGCTGCTCGCCCAGTAATTACAGCACCATTAATTCAGACAACAGTACGTACGCCAATTACTTCTATGGCTGCATACACAGAGCACAAAATTAAGGCTGCTCTAGGTAATGATGATTCAAAACTGTACATAGCTGCAGCTGATGATTCATTCTCAACTAACCCAGCATTTAATCCAACACAATACCTAAGCGAGTTTGTAACAAACACACGTTTTGGTACACCAGCAATTGATGCATGTTCACAAGGCACACTGCCAGCATCAGGTATGACAATTAACGTACCATCTTTGGTAACTTCTTCAGGTGGCGGCACAGGTGTAGCACCAGTAGTAACTGTTGAAGCAGAAGCTGGCGCAGTACAAAATACAGGTATGGAAACTGCTTACCTAACAGGTACAGTATCTAAGTACTCAGGCATGAATACACTTTCAGTAGAATTACTAGAGCGTTCAGATCCTAACTTCTATGCAGAACTTACAAAGCAATTAGAGTATGCATACTTGAAGACAATTGATACAACAGTATTGACTGCACTTCTTGCAGCTGGTATGAATGGTACAAATACAACTGCTGATCTAGATGGTATTGTCGCATTTACAACAGAAGGCGCACGTACTATCTACTCAAACACAGGTTATTTTGCACAAAATTACATCGCTAACCCAGCACAATGGGGTGCGTTGATCGGTGCTCAAGACACCACTAAGAGGCCCGTATTTAATGCGTTGCAACCGATGAACGCAGGCGGACAAGTTAATCCAACATCTATCCGTGGTAACGTGTTAGGACTTGATCTATACGTAGACAAGAACTTCTCAGCTACTACATTTGATGATGATTCAGCGGTTATCCTTGCACCAGAGGCTTTCACTGTATATCGCTCACCTCAGGCATTTATGTCTGTTAACGTAGTATCAAACCTACAAGTACAGGTAGCAATTTACGGATACATGGCAACAATTGCAAAAATGCCTAACGGAATCCTAAAGTACAAGAAGACCTGATAAATCCGTTTAACAATTAATAATCCCCTGGGGTTTAGTAGCCCTAGCCCTGGGGGAGCTTTTTTAGACAAGGAGTAGAGATGCCAGCCACATATGTAACCGAAGCTGAGTTACGCAGTAATTTAGGTATTGGTTCACTCTACACTTCGGCTACAGTTGAAGAAGTTTGTCAAACAGCCGAAGATTTAATTAATCAATATTTATGGTTTAACACTGCACCAGTAGTAGCCACTGCATTACAGGACAATGTTGCAACACTTATGCTTGCTAATCCTAATGCGTTTGTGGCAGGACAAACAATAGTTGTAAGTGCTTGTGGATCTGCATTTAATGGTTCACACACAATCACTGGCACAATACCACCTAGCACTGGCACTACTAGTTTAATTCCAGTATTTATGTATAACTATGGCCAAGTTAATTATCCTAATGGCTATTCATTTGTGCAATATAATAAAGTTGCAGCTAATCAAAACTTTCACAAAGTAGTACCTTATGGCGTAGCCACAGGCCCAGACCACAAGACCCAAGCTTATGCGAGCACCCCTGCAATACGAGAAGCTGCAATGATCGTGGCCGTGGATATATTCCAGGCTAGACAGGTCAGTCAGACTGGTGGGGTCGGTATGGATGGGGTCAGTGCTAGCCCTTATCGGATGGGTTATCAGCTGATTAACCGAGTGCGTGGCCTCATCCAGCCGTATTCATCACCTGCATCTTTGGTGGGATAATGCCAGCCGCAATAACCACATTACGCAGCACATTAGCGACAACACTTGCTAATGCTGGCGTGTGGTCAGTATTTAGTTTTCCACCTGCAACACTACTAGCCAACGCAGTGGTCATAACCCCGGGGGATCCTTACATAACACCATCCAACAATGATGAAATAAGTGTTAATCCGTTGGCAACTTTTAGAATACTTATTACTAAACCAGCATTAGATAATCAAGGCAACCTGGCTGGTATGGAAGATTACATTTTGGCAGTAGTAACCAAGTTGGCTGCCGCAACCTATCAAATGAACATATCTAGCGTTTCTGCACCAGCAATAGTTAACGCAGCTAGTGGCGACTTGCTAGTATCAGAAATTACTGTATCAATCCTAACGAGTTGGAGTTAAAATGGCATATCAAGGATTAACAGAAGAAGAAAAGAACTTTCTGGCCAAGACAGGTCAGATTACACACACACCAGTAGCGGTTAAAAAACCTGCTTACAAAAAAGAAGAGGAGCAAGACTAATGGCCGTATTTTTATCCAATGGTGCGGTAGTTACTCTTAACAGTGTTGACATTTCAGCATATGTAACAGGGGTTACTATTAACCGCAGTTTTGATGAATTAGAAATTACAGCAATGGGCGA